CAAGCAGGTTGCCCTTGGTGCCACGGATTATGAAAACCTTTATGTGCACGCGATGCGCATAGCCGACTGCAAGCACGATCTATCGGGCGGTTTTGAGGTCACACTTGCCGGCAATCCAATTGCGGTGATCGGTGGTCCTGGCTATGGATCGATATACGTCGACTGCGATGACGGGTCGACATATTTTCGTGATATGCGCAGCGCGCCATGGATGCCATTGAAGAGGGTTGATCGGGAGCCGTATTGGCTAAAATTTTCTGCCTATTTGAAGGCATAGGCGGCGATAGAGGTGATTGTGATGCTGAGCGACGTAAAGGGATTCAAGCTGGCGGCGATTGTCTGCGCCAAGCCTATTCGGCCAGGCGTGAGCGCGCATATCCTTAGCGCGAAGGAGTACGACTTCAGCGAATGCGCGTCGGGGATGGGGATTCTGGCGGTGCCGAAAGAGGCTGGAAAGCTGAAGGCGGTCACCGTGTCACCGTCGAACATCGTGGCTCTCGAGTGGGAGCCGTCCTCATTGACGGAGATGGCGAAGGAGCTGGGCGACGCGGGCAGGGCGCTTGGCGAGATCATAAAAAGGGACCTCGATACGTTCTGCAATGCGGCCATCGCCAATGAATTCCCTTCGCAGGCAATGTCGGCGGTAGTCAGTCCGCGAAAGGGGAAGCGATGAATCCGATCGTGAAGGTCCGCAGACTGCATCCCGATGCCATCATTCCGCGGTACCATTCGGATGGCGCGAGCGGGGTTGATCTGCACGCGAGAGCGCACGTTGCAAGGGCAGGCGTCCCCGGAGTTCGTCATCGGCGCGCGCGCCCTGGCCCCGAGAACGACCTCGTGGATCGCTTTCTGACCGACCTGCGGTTGTCGGCCCCGAGCGGCGTCCGCGTCACGGTGTTCCGCGAGCCCGCACTTCTATCGGGCTTTCCGGATCTCGTCGCGGTCAAGTGGCACGAGGCCACCGCGAGCGGATGGGCTACCGCGCGCTCTACGCTCCGCGACGACGACATCCGCCTGCTCCACTTCCTTTTCACTCGAGGGCCGGTCGATGAAGCGCAGCTGCGGGCGCACTGCTTTCGGCGCATCCAACGAACTTTGGAGCAGCTGATCGAGCTGCGCCTCGTGCTGCACGCACGCGGTAAGTGGCGCGCGGCTCCGCTGCGCGAAGCGTTCGCAGTCCGCAGCATCATCGCGTTCGAGGCGAAGATTTCTGATTGGGCGAGTGCTGTTGAGCAGGCAGCGTTGAACCGCTGGTTCGCGTCGGAGTCGTACGTGCTCACCCCACGCGGTGGCCCGCGAACTTCCCTGATTGAAGCTGCGCGAGTGCGCGGCGTGGGGGTGTGGGTGGAAGGAACGTCCCGCCCAGCTCTGCGCGCGGCTCGCGACAGCTCACGTCAGCCCGTGTCTTACGCATCATGGCTCTTCAACGAATGGGCCTGGCGATGTTCGCTGATCAACGAGCGAAGGGGGACTCCTGGATGATCACCGTTCAATGGCTGGCGCAGCAGTTCCCGGCCCTTTCCGCCTTCACGCCGTTGGCCGACGGCGGTCAGAAGCGGGTGTACACGGCCCAGCATCAGAGCGACGGGGACGTCGTGCTGAAACTGATCAAGCCAACGGCTGATGGTGGCGAGCGAGTTCGCCGCGAGATCCTGGCAGTGCAGCAGGTTCAGTCTGCACGCGTGCCCGAGATCATGGAGGCTGGTCTGCTGCAAACACAGCCCGCATGCTCATGGCACGAGGAATCCAAGCAGAGGATTGTGCGATGAGCGCGGACGATGAAGAGCGGCGCGTGGACTCGGAAGGGCGGATCTTGGTGGGGTTCTATCCGGCGAAAAAGCCATCGCCAGATGGCGAAGCCAAGGCTCCTGAGAAAAAGTGATCGCCATGTCGATAGAGCTGGAGCGGTGAGTCAGCGCGCGCAACTTCGTCGCCTCCGCCGCCTTCGCGAGGAGCAAGCGCGTCGCAACCCATCGCCACGCGCTCACTGCCCTCACACGCCGCATCCAAAGCAGGCCGAGTTCCTTGCGCTTACATGCCGTGAGGCGCTTTATGGCGGCGCGGCGGGTGGAGGGAAGAGTGACGCCTTGCTGATGGGCGCGTTGCAATACGTTCACGTGCCAGGATATGCGGCGATCTGCTTCCGGCGCACGTACTCCGACCTGGCGCTCCCTGGAGCGATCATGGATCGCGCGCATGATTGGCTGCGTGGCACCGACGCGCACTGGGATGGCACGAAGAAGACTTTCACCTTCCCCAGCGGTGCCACGCTCTCGTTTGGGTACATGCAGCATGCAAACGATCGCTTCCGGTATCAAGGCGCGGAGTTCCAGTATGCCGCCTTCGACGAGCTGACGCAGTTCCCTGAATCGGCTTACCGCTACATTCTCTCCCGGCTTCGCAGGCCCACCGGGATGCCGGTGCCCATTCGCGCCCGTGGGGCCAGCAACCCTGGAGGTGTGGGGCACGCGTGGGTGAAACGGCGGTTCGTGGATCCGGAGGCCGCTGACGAAGGGCGCGCGTTCATCCCCGCGAGGCTCGCCGACAACCCATCGCTCGACCAAGAAGAGTACCTGCTCACGCTCGACCAGCTCGACGTGCAGACGCGCCGCCAGTTGCGAGATGGGGAATGGGTGCAGGATGGTTCCGGGCTTGTGTACCAGCGGCCCCGTACGCTCCAGGAGCTCCCGCACGCGGACTCGTGGTCGCGGATGTTGGCCATGGACTTCGGCGTGTCGAACGCGACGAGCTTTTCGGATCTGCGGTGGCGACCACACGACCCGACGCTGTACGTCGTGCAGTCGTGGAAGGAAGTCGGCCTATCCCCCGCTGACGCCGCCGAGCGCGTGCGTGCGATGGGCGCCTTCGATCTGATCGTCGGCGACCTAGGCGGACTCGGAAAGGCCTTCGCCCAGGAGATGCTCACTCGCTACCAGATCCCCATCGAGGCGGCCGAAAAGACGAATAAGCTTGGATACATTCGCCTGTTCAACGGCGCCGTCGAGCGCGGGCACGTGGCCGTGATTGAGCCGACGTGCGCCGAGCTCCTTCAGGAATACGAAGATCTCGCGTGGGCCGACGATCAGCAGCTCAAGGAAGCCGCGGGACTCCCCAATCACTGCGCCGACGGCGTGCTTTACGGCTGGCGAGCAGCCTGGGCCTTTCTGGCCAAGGAGCTGCCTCCGCCGAGGACGAGCGAGCAACGAATGCGCGACGAGGAAGCCGCTCTCGAGCGCGAGCAGGAGGAGGCGTACGCGGCATCAGCGAGTCGCGCCGGCCGGCGGGCTTTCACGCGTCGTCGATAGCCACTGCCCGCGCCATATGGCACAACTTGGCACTCTCTACCAAAGAGGTACCCCATGTCCGACGTCGACCCCGTTGCCCCGACCGTCCCCGCCGTTCCCGCTGCGCTCCCAGCGCTGCCAGTTCCGCCCGCGCCCATTGTGCAACCCGATCCCTTCCCCACTCCGACGCCGGAGAACGTCGTCATCGACGACGTAGCTGCGATGAATAAGGCTTTCGCGGAATGGCGCGAAGCGGCTGCCATTCACCAAAAGAATCACGATGATCTGGAGGCAATGAAGGCCAACCTGGCCGCCCACCAGGCGATCTACGATCAGAGCGCCGCCGATCTGGCGGACAAGATTGCGGAACTTCAAACGGCCTCCGCGAAGGTCGACGTCGACGCGCAAAAGGTGGCCGTTTGACGCCCGTGCAGGCCGCAGCGAGGACGCGATGCGAGCGCGGATCCGTGAGCTAGAGCGGGCCGCAGGCGCGCCACGCAATACTGTTTGCTGAGCGCCGCTTGCACGTTGACCCATTGTGTGCCGAATGGCACAACGTGGCTCAATGGCGCAACGACATCGCCTCGCAGACATCGCGGAGCTCCAGGAGACGATCGCTTGGATGCGCGAGAATGGCGTCCAGGCGATCGAATATGAGGGCGTCGCGCTGACGCTCGACCCTGAGTGGAGGCCGCCGGCGGACGCGGCGCTCCCCGTGGCGCCCACGAAGCGATCCGTAGACCCGGCGGCCATGCGTCGCGCGCGCGACCGGATCATGTACGGTCCCAAGGGGGTTGCCTCGCAGGCAAGCCGGATCCCGCCGGCGGTCGCTGAAGAAGGCGACGAGCCGTGATTCTATCGTCGACCACGATCTCGAACCCGTGGTGGGCGGAGTCGAGTTCGCCAGATCGTGCCAATGCGGTGATGTCGATGATTCGGCGGATCCGCGACGATCAGCCGCTTCGGCGGCAGATGGATCTTCACCACCTGCGCATGTACACGGCGCGCGACTCGGCCTCCCTTTCGGCCGCCGAGTATGAACGCGGAATCGGCATCTACGATCCGTCGACGCTTGCGTTCAACGTCACCGCGCAGTGCGTGGACACGCTGGTCGCGAAGATCGCGAAGAATCGTCCACTGCCCATGTTCCTCACGGGAGGCGGCAAATACTTTCAGAGGAAGCGCGCGAAGCAGCTCGGAAAGTTCATTGAGGGGATCTTCTACCAAACGAACCAGTGGACGATCGCCCCGCGTATCGTGCGCGACGCCGCGGTCTTCGGATCCGGGGTGCTCAAGATCTATCGTGAGGACGATCGGATCGTCCACGAGAGGTGGTTTCCGTGGGAGCTCGTGGTGGATGCCGTCGAGGCGCAGTACGGCGAGCCGCCCAATCTCTACACGCGAAAGTGGGTCGACCGTCGACGCCTCATGGCGCTATACCCGAAGCTTCGCGGGCAGATCGCGACGGCGCCACGCATCTCGATCGATCAGCAGGAGATCGGCTACAACGCGCTCGCTGACCAGTTGCTCGTCGTCGAGGCCTGGCACCTTCGGAGCAGCAAGCGCGAGAAGGATGGGCGACACGTCGTAGCGATCGACGGGTGCACGCTGCTCGATGAGCAGTACGACCGCGATAAGTTCCCATTCGCTCTACTCCATGCCAAGGAACCCGTGATCGGTTACTTGGGCACCGGAAAGGCCGAGGAGCTCACGGGGCTACAGTTCGAGATCAACGCGATCGCGTCAAAGATTCAGGAGTCGTACTTCCGCACGGGCTCGTATTGGCTACTCAACGCAGGTTCCAAGATCGTCGAGTCGCACATCGACAACGCGCTCGGGACCATCCTCTCGTTCTCCGGCCAGGCGCCGCAGAAGTACGACCCGCAAGGCGTGTCGGCCGACACTATGGAGTATCTCCAGTATCTAACACCGAAGGCGAACGAGCTCACCGGCGTGAGCCAACTCGCCGCGCAGTCGCTCAAGCCGGCGGGGCTCAATTCGGGTAAGGCGATCGACTCGTTCAACGATATCGAGACCGAGCGTTTCGTGCTCTTCGGGAAGGCGTACGAAGAGTTTCATCTCGAGATCGCGCGCCACGACATCGCGCTCGCGCGCGAGATCGCCGAGGAATTCCCGGACTACTCCGTGCGCGTGCCCGGGAAGAGAAACTTCGGGAGGATCGCGTGGAGCGAAGTCGTGCTCGATGACGACGACTTCGTGATGCAGGCGTTCCCGACGGCGATGCTCTCGAAAACTCCGAGCGAGCGCTTTCAGCAGGTCGATGACCTTCGCGCCAATGGGTACATCACCGCGGAGCAAGCCAAGCTCCTCATCGACTTTCCCGATATCGAGGCGTGGACCGACCTCGACCAGGCCCCCCAAAGGCTCATCGAAAAGTGGCTGGAGGAGATGGTGGAGAAGGGGATTGCCCGCTCTCCCGAGCCATTCTTCGACCTGCAATTCGCGCTCATCACGAGCCAAAAGTTCTACTGCCAATGCCTCGAAGATGACGATGTCGACGAGGATAACCTCCAGCTCATTCGAGATTGGATGCTCAAGATTCAAGACCTGATGTCCATGCCGGCTCCCTCGCCGGCCGCGCCGGGCCCGGCCGTGCCGCCGCAGATGCCCGCGCCACAAGGAGTTCCTGGATGATTACGTCGCAAGAGGATGTGGCCAAGGCGATCTCGCTGATGGGAGACGTTGTCGCCGCGAACGGCGCGGCCGCGGGCGGCGGCGACGGCGATGGCGCCGTGGAGGTCGAGCAGACGGCGGAGAGCAGACCAGCGCCTGCGCGTCGGCCCGATGGGAAGTTTGCGGCGAAGGCGCCCCCGTCAGAGGCCGAGCCCGAAGGCGACGATCCGGGCGAAGGAGTGGCGGTCGAATCGGGTCCGGCGAAAGAAGAGGCCGCCAAGAAGGAATCGAGCTCGGAGGCTTTCGCCCGAGCGATGGCGAGAGAGCGCGCCGCGCGCGAGCGTGAGCGGGCCGCAGCGGCCTCGAAGGCCGAATACGAGCGGATGGCCGCCGAATCGAAGAAGTCGCTCGAGTCGAAAGAGGCCCTTCGGGCTCGCCTGAAAGAAGACCCGATCGCCGCGGTGCGAGAGCTCGGGCTCACGTTCGAGGAGCTCGTCGAAGTCGCCGCGCGTGGATCCGTGGACCCAAACAACGCCGTGGCCAGGGAGCTTGCCGCGCTCAAGGCCAAGGTGGAGCAGAGGGAGCGTGAGGAGGCGGAGGCCCGTGATCGCGCGCAAAAGCAGCGCATAGAGGCCACGCAGCAACAACAATTCGAGGCCGCCCTCAACGTATTCGCCGACGACATGCTTTCCAGCCCGAAGTCTTTTCCGTACGCGTCTTTCGTTTACGACAAGGACCAGCTCAAAAGGGCAATCCAGGGGACTGCGCGCCTTCTCATCTCGAAAGGTGAGGACTCCTCCGACGAATCGATTCAAAAGGCAATTGAAAGTGGCGCGAAGAAGTATTATGAGGGTCTGACAGAGCGGCAGAAGGCAAAGGCCGCGGCAGAGAGTGCAGGGGTCAAACCCGTTAGCGAAGTCAGCAGGGATTCCGTCTCCCGAGCAGCGAAGACGATCCGAAACCGCGATGCGTCCGTTTCCACGTCGGAGTCCGATGTCGAGATGACTCGGGACGAGCGTGCGAGACGCGCAGCCGCACTGCTGATCAACCGCTGACGACCCTGCGCGCGCCACAACCAAGATCCGGGGTCTAACGGGTCGGCGCAACGCGGGGATGCGAGGCCTCCATGGCCACCCCGGCGACTGCGAATCTGACGTCCTTGGATCCGGTCATCAAGACCCTCTATCCGCAAAAGACGATCACCAAGTTTTTCTATGAGAACGCGCCACTTTTGGCGCTGATGCCGAAGAAAACCAACTTCGGCGGCAAGAACGCTCAGGTCGCGATGCGGATTGCGACCACGACCGGCGGCGGCGCCGACTTTGCCACCGCGATGGCGAATCGCGGAGCGGCGACGTACTCGAAGCTGCTACTCACGCGCTCGCGCGATTACTCGATCTTCACGATCGACGCCGAGACGATCGACGCGACGATGGGCGACCCGAACGCCATCGTCGAGGGCCTCCAAAACGAGATCGATGCGGCGATGGATCAACTGCGCCGCGCGATGCAGATCGACGTGTACCGAAACGGTGGCGGCGTCCGCGGCAAAGGCGACGGCGCGTACTCGGTTGCGGGCGCGACGATACAGCTCGCCACGCCGCAGGACATCGTGAACTTCGAGGTGAACCAGTGGCTCGTGTTTGCGAGCACGGACGGCACGACCGGGGCTCCGAGATCCGGGCATGTGCAGGTCGCATCGATCGACCGCGACCTCGGTAAGATCACGTGCACTGGCAACGTCACCGCGGGGATCGCGGCTGCCGTGAACACGGACTACATCTTCCGCGAGGGCGACTTTCTCAACGGGTCGACCACGATGAAGGTGGTCGGCCTGGATGGCTGGCTCCCCCTCGCAGCGCCCACGTCCACCGCGTTCTTTGGCCTCGACCGCTCGATCGAGCCGTACCGTCTCGGCGGCGTTCGCTTCGCGAATGCGGTCGCCTCCGGGCAGATCGAGGAGACGATCCAGAAGCTCTGCGCGCGTATCGCGCGTGAGGGCGGAAAGCCTGACGCGGCGTTCCTCAACTCAGACGACTGGCTCACGCTCGCTCTCTCGATGGAGAGCCGATTCTCGTCAGGCGCCTCGATCACCGAGACGCAGACCGACGTCGGTCTCGGGTTCACGGCGATCAAGATCGTGACGCCGACGGGCACCGTGAAGGTGTACAGCGACCCGAATTGCCCGGCTGGCCGCGTTTACGTGCTCCAGATGGATACGTGGCAGTTTTGGACTCTTGGCGAGGCGCCGCGGTTCCTTGGCCAGGGCAAGGATAACCTCCGCCTCCTTCGCGAGGCGAACGCCGACTCGTACACGGGCCGGATCGGATACTACGGCCAGATCTGGTGCTCGGCGCCCGGATACAACGGCGTCGCGCTGGTTTGAGGAGGGCGTCATGGCCGTCGCAGCTCTCTTCAAAAACGACTCGAAGAACGCAACGCAGGGGCTCGTTTACTACGACGGCTCCTTCCAGATCGGTGCCGCCGGCGCGGTCGTGGCTGGCTCGATCAAGGGCGGCCGCATCGCCTCGGCGGCGCGCACCGGGACGGGCACGTACCTCGTTACGCTCCGGGATGGCGGATTCCCGGAATGCATCAACAAGTTCGCCTCAATCGAAACCGCCGGAACGGGCGCCTGGGCGGGCGAAGGCGCGGTCACGCTGGGCAGCGGAACTGCCGGCGCAACGTTCACGATCTATACATACAACGCTGCCGGAACGGCGACCGATCTCACGACCGGAATCGTGTCGTTTGAGATCGGTATGCACCTGAGTTTGGTGAAGTGATGGCCGCAAAGAAAGCAGGTCTCGCAATCTTGATCGGGGGACCAAAGGGCGACCCGAAAGACGACGCTCCGCCGGACTCGGAGCAATATGACGATGATGTCGACGAGGGCTACGACGCTGGGTGTGACGAAGTCTGGGACGCCATCCAGTCAGGCGACAAGGATGGCTTCAAGGTCGCACTCAAGTCGCTTTTGAGAATGGGTTGATCCATGTCCCTGTCGGTCACGCTCAACGATCTGCGAACGGCAACACTCGTCGCTGCGAACATGGAGAATTCCACGTTCATCGCGACCACGCCGGTCGGAAGCAGCGAGCTTGACCGGTACATCAACCAAAGCTGGTTCGAACTGTATGAGCTTCTCCTCGGGAAAGGGCAGGACCTTTTCCTCTCGAGCTACTCGCTGACACTGGTCAACGGGCAGGACACGTACGCCCTGCCCGCTGACTTCTACAAGCTTCGCGGCGTCGACATTACGAGTGGAGGCGACACGCGCGACGTGACCCCATTCTCGTTCGCGGCGAGGAACGACTTCAAGAATGCGCGCGGCTGGACGCAGTTCGGGCCCGTGCAGTACCGGCTCTACGGGGCGAACATCGTGTTCATCCCCGTGCCGGGGAGCTCGGACCAGGCCAAGCTTTGGTACTACCCTGCTCCGACGGCATTCACTTCCGGCGCGCAGTCGCAGGACTTCGTGGCGGGGTGGGATGAGTACGTGATCGTCGACGCGGCGATCAAGTGCCTCCGAAAGGAGGAGAGCGACGTAAGCGTACTCTTGGCGCAAAAGGCCGCGCTCAAGACGCGCATCGAGGAGAACATTGCGGTACGCGACGCGGGGCATCCGTCGCGCGTGACCATCGTTCGAGGGGGCCGAAGGGCCTTCGGGTATTGAAGCTCCCGCCCATCGCCAGGCAGCATACGGGCGACCCCGTCGCGGACCGAACACAGGACTCGATCGCGCGCGTGATCGCGTCGCTTCGCTCTCTGCCGTTCGCGGACGGCGTGAAGGCTGGCCCGTTCACGTTCGGTGGAGCGGGCGTGCAGCTCCGCGTGGTGCATGGACTCGGGCGCGCACCAGTCGGCTTCTTGGTGATCGACGCCACGGGCACGTCGCACGCTCTCCCGTTCGTCGTTTCACGCGACGCGAACGCCATGGTGTTGAAGTCGACCGCGGCCGGAACCGTGACTCTCTGGGTGTACTGATGCCGACACAAGACGAGCTCATCACCGTGGACTTCAGCGGCGGCCTCGCGCAGAGGACCGATCAGAAGTACGTTCCGCCGGGCAAGCTCACGGGGCTGATCAACGGCGCGTTCGACAAGGACGGATCGATCGCGAAGCGACGAGGGTTCGCCGCCATTCCGCGTACGATCCTCGGCGTCGGCTCGCTGTCGAGCGCGGCGTGGCTCCAATCGTACCGAGGCGAGCTCCTCACGTCGGACGGCGACTACCTCTACTCGGCGGCTCCGGGGAATGCCGGCTGGCTTCGAAAGGATCGGGTTCCGGAGCCGGTAGCCGCACGCACGTCGATCGCGAACCGTTCGCCAACGACGTCGAGCTTTTCTGGCGGAGTGCCAGCCGGCAACGTCTTCGACATCGATTCGATTACCGTGAATGGCTTCGCCGTTCATTGCTGGATTCAGCAGAACGCCACGTCGTTCGAGCTTAGGTCGACGGTGCTGGATATCGCGACGGGCGTCGTGATCCTCGGCTCCGTTCTCGTCGATTCTGCGGCCACGTTTCTTCCGCGCTTGGCGGTTACTGGCTCGAAGGTCGTTTGCTTGTGGCCGGATACGGCGGGAAAGATCTACATCGCGCAACTCGATGCGACCAGTGCGACGACCATCGCAACGGGGTGGAATTACTTCGGCACGGGGTCTAGCTCGTCGCCCGTGACGCTGATCTCAGACGCGTTCGTGGTTTCGGCTCCGCAGTTTGACGTGTGCAGCGGCACGAACGCGTTCTATGTAATCTACAACTCAAACAATTCCGCGTCGCCGATCCATGTGAAAAAGTACGCGACTCCTGGCGGTTCCGTCCCGTCGCCGGCGGCCGCATTCAGCTCGTCGGCGCTCGCCGGGTTTGCGCCGCAGGTATCTGTCGGCGCGACGATGAACACGGATGCCAGCCGCTTGCTCGTGGTGTATGGGAATACGAGCGGCGGCACAACGAACGTCGGAGCCACGGACTTCGCACAAGATCTGTCGGCCGAGGGCACGCCCCGAAACCTCTTTTCGATATCGAGCTCGCTGTTGGTGCAGTCGCTTGCGGTCGTCGCCACGTCAACGACGGCGGCCAGAGCGATGCTCACCGCTTATGGCACTCCTTCGGTGTACACCTACTTCCAGGCGTACACGACGACGTCTGGGGTTGGTACGTGGGTGCCTGGATTCGTGGCGAGATGCTCGCTCGCGAGTAAGCCATTCGTGGCGTCAGGACTCGTGTGCGTGCTTCTTTACACGCAACAGTTCGCGAGCGGAGGACAATCGCTGCAAAGCTCGCTCGTGCTCGTGGATGTTGGCGACCCATCGACGTTCTCGGTGGTGCCGAGGCCGATCTGTCTGATCGCATCCAATCTCGCGAGTACGCCGGTACGCGTGACACCGACTGGTCCCCCCGGAGCGACGCTATCGGGCGGCCTATGGATTACCGCGGGGTGCACGTTCCGGACGGCTGCGGGCGTTCGAGGCTCGGACCAGATCTCCCTGAACTTCACCCCGAGTCGGTCAGGCGGAGTCGAGACGTCTGGGGCATTCATCCTCGCTGCTGGAATCCCATCCGCGTACGACGCCGTCGTAGTCACGGAGGCCGCATTCCTTCACTGCCCAGAGAGAATATCGATCGCCCAAAGTCATACGGGGTCTGGCTCGATCGCCAACGGCACGTACCAGTACTGTGCCTGCTTCGCTTACACTAACGCGCGCGGCGAAGTGATGAGAAGCGCCCCGAGTCCGCTCCAGCCGATCACCACGACCGGCACGAACGATACCGTAACGCTCACGATCGATACGCTCCAGATCTCGAAGGCGCAGGACCTTATCTTGGGCGCGCCAACGCAGCAAAGGCCCGTGGTGATCGAGGTGTATCGGTCTCTCGCAGGCGGGACTTCGGTGCAATTGGTCGGCACCGTGATCAACGACGTGACGCAGACGCAGGTGAACTTTCAGGATCTCAGCAGCGACGCGTCGATCTCCGCGAACCAGTTCTTGTACACGACCGGCGGCACGCTGCCGAACGCATCGCCGCCGTGTTCAACGATCGCGATCATGCACCGCGATCGCGTGTTCCTTTCTGGCTGCGATGACCAAAAACAGGTTTGGTTCTCGCGCAAGTCGAACCCTGGGGAGCCGATCTCCTGGAACCTGTCGAGCGTGCTGACGTTCTCCGATGGTGGAGCGATCACTGGGCTCGCGTCGATGGATGGGCGTCTCATCGTTTTCAAGCGCGACAGAATCTTCGTGCTCGACGGGGACGGCCCTAACGACGCGGGGCTTGCCAGCGATTACCAGGAGCCACTTCGACTGGCCACCGATCTTGGCTGCGTGGACCAGCGGAGCATCGTGCTTACTCCGGCCGGGATCATGTTCCAGTCGTCGGTGGGAATCTACACGCTTACGCGCCAGCTCGAGGTCGTGTACTCCGGCGCCCCCGTCGACGACGCCATCACGGCGAACCCAACGATCACCAGTGCCATTCTTCATCCGTGGCAATCGCAGGTTCGGTTCACGGCGTGCGCGAACACCAATCCAAGCGGCGGCTCTGGCCTTATCCTCGTTTACGACTACATCCAGAATCAGTGGAGTACGTACCAGGTATACGATTCCGTTTCCGCAAACACGTCCGTGCCCATGATCGACGCCTGCAACCTCGGCTCGAATTATTGCTGGATTGCGGCGAACGGATCTGCGGCGCAGGAAACGCCAAACGCGTACCTGGATCCTGGCGGCGCGTGGATCACGCTCACCGTGCGATCGGCCTGGATTCAGGCGGCCAAGGTGCAGGGCTACCAGCGCGTGAAGAGGGCGGCGTTTCTCGGAACATCGTTCTCCGCACACAACCTCCAGCTCCAATTCGAGCCCGACTTCGGGGTCGCGCTCAACTCCCATTCCTGGGAGTGGGGCACGATCTCTTCGATGCCACTCGAGCAGATGATCATGCACGTGGCGCGGCAGAAGTGCAGTTCGTTCCGCGTGTCCGCGTCGGATGCGCCGCCGACGATCTCGGGCCTCACGCAGCCTTTCGGTACGGGCCAAGGGGCCTCATTCACAGGCTTCGCGTTCTTGGTGGGCGTGAAGAAAGGGCCGAACAAGGTCGGCGTTTCGCAGAGGGCATGAACGATGGGAACCGATAACTTCCGCCCCGCCGATCCGACGCCCGTTGCGCCCAATCCTGCGCCGCAAGTCGATGGGCGGCCGATGTATGACGAGAACGGGAACCCGTACGCCCAGCAGATCAACGGAACGCCGTACGTGCCGTACGGTCCGACGGATCCGAATTGGGTGTACATCAGCGCCGGCCAACATCCGCCGACGGACGACTCGATCGAGTGGGCCGATAACCCGTACCAAAACATTGCGCAGCACGCTGGCGGAAACGAGCTCGGCAAGGAGCTGCGCGACGCGGAAGACTTTGCGGGGCCGCACCACGCTGGCCCGTACAACCCAGACGACAAGAATGGCGGCTTCGGCGACACGTCGCCGTGGACGGATCCCACCGATTACATGTTCGGTGGCTACAAGTACGGGGCCGAAGACTTCCGCCAGATGTACGACGCCCAGGCAACAGCGGCGCAGAATCGCGTCGGGCCGCAAATGGACAACTCCGCATGGCTCGCCGCGCGCGGGCAGGATATTCAGGGGCGCCAGGCGCAGACGGACGCCACGGCGGCCTACGCGGCCATGGCGAATGGCAGCGGCCCGTCGATGGCCGGCGCGCAGATGGCGCAGGCTCGCGATCAGGGCGTCGCCGCGCAGCTCGCCGCCGGAGGCAATCCGTACGCGGCCGCGATGGCGGGAGCCGGCCGTATGCAGGCCGCCAACGCGCAGCTTGGGCAAGCGCGCGGGCAGGAGCTGTCCGCGGCCATGGCGGGGCAAGCGGGGGCCAGTAGCGCTCTCACCCAGGGCAATATGCAGAGGTACGGCCTCTCGCAGCAGAACGCGTTCCGGCAAGCGGATCTCGATCTGCAGCAGCGCGCGCGCAACGACGCAATGGCACAGATGTACGGCAACCTTTCGTACGGCGTGAGCGCTGCGCAACTCAAAGCCGCCCAGCAATTCGAGTCGCAGGAGGCCTACTCGAGGCTCACGGAGAAAGGCCTCTTGAATCAAGTTCAACAGGCTCGCCAGGTCGCCGAAACGCAACAGCGGGCCGCCGCGATCGGCGCGGGGGCGGCCGTCGGCGCTTCGGTGATGAATTATGGCGGCGGGAATTCTGCGCCGTCGGGGCCCGATTACTCGGAATACGACGCGGGATAAGGAGGCAGCGATGTTTTCAACTGCTGGAGAATACAACGGTTACCCCCAGTCGGATCCGACTGACTACTTGTGGAATGGTTCGCAAACGGGCGCGTTCGACGCGTTCAACAATGCTCGGAACGCGGCCTCCGCCGCATCGCAGCGAACTGCGGGCCCGCAGAACACCGCTCAGCAGATGGGCGACTACGACAACTATTTGCAATCGCGACGAATGCAGGGCCAGCAGCTCGCGCAGTACGCGGCGATCATGCGGGGCGCGCCGACGGCCGCGCAGCGGCAGGTTCAGGCTGGAACGCAGCAAGCGGCGGCAGCGCAACAGGGGATCGCTTCCTCCTATCGCGGCCAGGGCGCGGGGATTGCAGCGGCGCACATGGCCGCGCTCTACGGCGGCGCGCAGGCGCGGGCGGTGGGCTCGCAGAATCTCGCTCTTCAGCAACAGCAAGACCAGATCGCGGCGACGCAAGGATACTCAGGGCTCGCCAACCAGCTTCGCCAATCGGATCTCGCGCGACAGGGAATGTCGCAGGACCAGGCCTATCGCGTGGCCCAGATGCAGGGGCAGAACAACGCGCAGAACGACGCCATGGAACAGTACTACGCGCAGCAGGGCTTCAATGTGGAGAATCAGCAGCTCCAGGCTGCTGGCCAATACGAGTCACAGGACGCGTACAACAAGCTCGGATCGGCGGGACTTCTCGCGCAGCAAGACGCGTTCAATCGGCAGCAAAACTCGCAAAACATTGCCGGGTATCTCAGTGCGTTCGGAGCGCTGGCCGCCGCGGCAGCGTGAGGTGATTCGATGGATCTCACTCCCGATATGCAGGCAGCGATCGATAACGAGAGGCAGCGGTTTGGCGCGCCAAGCTATTCTGCGCCGGCTCCGCCCGCTCCGATC